CCTGATGCCGACGGTGGTGCCTGCGGTTGCGGACACAACGGTTGGGCTGGTGTCGGTGGCGAAGTCGGACCATACGGCCAGGTCTCCATCGTCGGACACCGATGTCTCGGTCGTGTCGGCTGCGGTGTTGTCGGTCCACGCAAACGACACCGAGCCGGAACCTGGCGTGCCTTCGACATCTGACGGCGGGACGTATGCACCGAACCCGAAGGCACGGAGGTCGGCACCGCACGCATCACAGATCAGCGCTGGGGCGAGCGAATGCAGAGCGGTCAGCTCGAAGCCGCACGATCCGCAGAACGGTGCCGTATTGACGGTTGAGATTGGGATCACTTCGACTCCTTCTTCGGAGCGGCCTTCTTGGTCGCCTTCTTCTTCGTGGACTTCGGCTTGGGCTTCACGGGCTCCCGTGCTGCCTCCTCTTTGGCCTTGTCCTCTAGCCAGCCCGCCATCAGTTGCCCACCGGAGGCGCGGCCTGCACGCCCTCGTTCATGGACTTGATGCTGGTGTCAGCAACAAGGCTGCCACCGTCGCCGTGGGCCTGAGCCTCAGCGATCGGATTCTTGGCATGGTCGCCTGGGTCGTGTTCGCCCGTGGCGAGGTACTGACCGAACTCGGTTTTCTTATCCACTGTGACCTCCTCGGTCTATGACATCTGGCCGACGGACTGTACGCCGCCGCCCGCTGATTCCATCTGTGCGAGGATCGTCTGGACCGCCGGGGGTGGACCCATCTCCTCTGCGCCTGCGCCCGGCTGTCCCGGCCCTTGGCCCATCATCATCGCTTCCTCCTCGGGAGACATCTGTGGCTCCTCGGGGGTGAACAGTTTCACAAGCGTTGTCTGCGCCGCAGCGGGATCTTTGAGGATCTCGGTAAGTGCGAGTGCAGCAGCGGGATCCTGTTCAGCGAATCGCTGGCCCAATCCGTTGATGAGCGCTTCCTTCGCCATGTCCTGGTCGATGCGTTCGTTGATGAGTGAAACATTGTCGAGACCATCAAGGTTCTCCTGCATCGTGCGCCGGTCGATGATTCGAGCCTGGAGCATCTGGAGGCCGGCAATGATCTTGCTGTTCTCATCGAAGGTCGCCATTGCGCCGTAGACACGCTTCGTCCGGTAGTCCCGGTCGATGTCGGTCGTCGGAACGTAGGTCTCCTCGAACTGGTTGCCGCCCTCGAACCAGAAGACCTTCTTCTTCTGATTCGGATGCACCTTCTCCTCCCACTCCAGGCGCTTGCGATCGATCAGCTCGATGCTGTGCTTGATCGCGGTCTGGTACTCACGGACGTTGAGATCCGCAGAGCTGCCCAGCTCCTTGATGCCCTGGCCGGTGGCGAACGAGTTCGGTGACTGGCCGTCCTGCGCAACGTCGTATCCGGCCACGACCCTGAACTGGCGTTCGAGGACGTTGACGGCCTGCCACGTTTGCTGGAGCTGATCACCCGTCGGCTTCTCGATGCGTGAGCCCGGCTCGAACAGGTTGGTCGCAAAGCGGCCACGCTCGTAGGTGTTGCCGACCAGCTCACCGATGATGTTCGTTTCACGGAACACCGCATCCTCTGTGGCGATCAGCCCGAGGATGTTGAGCTTCGCCATCATCGCCATCAGCCCGAAGGTGTGATGGAACTGTGACTGGAGCTGATCGAAGCTGAAGCGCTTCGTGACCACAAAGGCCGGCCCGCCTTCGAGCGGGTTCGGGATGAAGCTGAGTTGCTGGTCGATCTCGGGCACGACGACATGGGTGCCGTCATTGCACAGGTACTCGATCACCTTGACCGGGTTGTGCGGGTTGCCTTCCCAATTCGAGGACTGCCCGATGATCGGAACGCTGTTGACGTTCGCCGCCCACTTCTTGTCCATGATCTCGGAGAACTGTGGGTATGCGTCCTTGAGCGCTTTGCGGCTCATGTGCCGGATGATCGCAACCTCCGACGGCTGCTGATCGACACCCCACTCGCCGGGGAACACATCGTATGGGTCGCGCAATTCCGCGACCGGATAGGTGGTATCTCCGAACTGACGCTCCCTGATCACATGCAGTGTGAAGCCGTAGCCGGGAAGCCACCTACCGATCTGCGGATACTGCATCTCCATGCGGGTGGTCTCATCCCACCCACGGACGATGCGAGCCCTTTTCTCTGCCTTCTTCCGAGCGGTGGCAGTGTCCTTCTTCGGGATCATGTCGGTCTTGATGGTGGGCTCACGGCCGACCCGCTGAGCCAATCTCTCGAGACCGGACCACATGATGTTGGCAGTGGGGAGGTCAACACCGAGGCCGGTGGATGCGCCCTTGCCTGAGCCGGGACCCTGCATCGGCTGTTCGTAGTTGAGGACGGACTGCACGCCGAGAGCGCCGCCGTTCATCACCGCACGAATCCGAGCCCGATCCTTGACGTTCCCGAGGTTCTGGAGGACGGTTGCCCTGTCGATGATTTCAGCAACGGTCTTCATGATGTTTCGTACCCTACTTGAAGTTTGCCGGGTTGCACGTTCGGGTTGACCATCACATCAGGGAGGAAGTGCAGCTCTCCAATTCGCTGCCAGTACTTCAGCACCTTTCGGAAGTCCTGACGCTGGGCTTGGTCATGAACGAAGACGACGCAGCCGGTTCGCTGGTTCAGCTCCTTGCGGAGTGCAAGAGAGTTCAGCTCCGACTCTGTTGGGCCGGCAACGATGTCATCGAAGCGAGACCCCTGGAAGGGCAGCTTCTTGGACTTGATGAGTGCGGGTTCTTCCACTTCAACCTCCAGGGTATCGAGTCGCACCCCACGGTGCAGATTGGAATGAACTGATCCCAGGGTAGGACATCTCGGGGCCAGCCTTCGTCGTTACTGATCTGTCCCGCTTCAGGAACTTGATGATGGTCGGGAACGGGAACCACGATGCCATCTTGATGTCGGTCTTGCGCTTCGTTCCTCTTGAGATCCCATCGGTCGTCCACAGCTCCAACTGACGGAGCAGCATGTTGACCTTCTTGCGAGCAGTGGCGGTTCCATACGGGAGGTTGATGCGCCCGCCGTGATACCACGGGGCCATCGAGGAGATCCCGATCTCGGGGTCGGTCTTGTTGGCTCCGGTGGAGTAGGGCTTCACCACGAGGCCCAGCTCGAGTATCAGCTCCTTCGTCCTCGGGTCCTCGAAGAACTCGACCTGCTGAGCGTTCTCCTCGTAGAACCAGTGGGTCAGACCGAAGTCAGCATTCCACTGCCGCATGATGTCGTGGGCCCCGGCGAAGCCTCCGGCATGTTGCACTTCGAGGTCAACCATCGACAGCGCCGGCCCGAACTCCTCGGTGTACTTGTAGTGCCAACAGAATGCCGCCTGGGTCCCGCGGGCGGCAGGATCAAGACCAGCCACGAGATGTCCAGGCGGCAAACCTTCGATGCCGAGATCACGGCTACGGTCGAGCGCCTTCTCTCGGATCAGTGGAACGTCGAAGACGATACCGTCCTCGGGGATCGGCTGGTTCAGGTAGCGCATCTCGTAGGCCCCCGGGATGCCGAGTGCCTCCATCTCGTACTTCTTCTCCATCAGCCAGCGGTAGGTGCGGACCTCGGGGAACAGCATGCAGTCAACGTGGCGCTCGTAATCCTCGTCGGGGTCGAGGCCGCACTCCTCAGAGTGGGCCGTGTTGACGATCGTGCGCCATGCCTGGTCGGTGCCCTCCAGCTTCATGATGTGGGCCGGGATGTCGTCAGCGTGCTGTCTTGACGAAATGTAAAGCCAGGCGGTCAGCTCCTCCTTGCGGGTGCCGACCTCAGCGAGCTTGTTGCGTGAGTAGATGCGCTGGCTGAGCTCGCGAGTGGTATCGAAGTCCTCGATGTCATCGGTGACGAGGAGGTCTACGTCACGAGAGAGAATCTTGGAGGTTCGGCCCAAGGCGATGACAGAGGAAGACTTCTGCCCAACGTGAGACTGCTGCCGGATCTTGATCTCTTTGTTCGTCCACTTGCGGCCGGAGTTGCGGTCAGGTCGAAACGTGTCGCCCGGGGGCAGCACCGCCGCAATCAGTTCCTCGTTGTTCTCCAGGTGATCCTTGATCGCGCCCAACATGATTTGAGCCACATCACCGGATGCCGCCACCCACATGATGCGAATGTTCGGCTCCATCGAAATGAGCCATACGACAAACCGGACGAGCATCTCACTCTTGCCATGTCTCGGTGGAGAGAGGATGAGCTGCTTGCCGCCGATGGCGTAAGCCACGATGATCGAGCGGATCCACTGCTTGTGGAACCCCTTGATGATGGGTCGCCGGCCTTCGAGCCTGAAGAAGAAGCGGCTGAAGACTGAGTAGGCCCGTACAAGGTAATCCACATGCTGCTCGAACTCCTCCGTCCCTTCACCCGACGGCCCCATCTCCTTGATCCGTCGGAGCCGCCAGGTAGGGAGCATTGCCCTCACGGACCATGAGGGTCGCCATGCCTTCCGTTTTTCCTCCACATAGCCGTCCGTGAGGATCCCTTGCCATGCACGGGAGACAGATGCCGGTGAGCAACCGAGTATCGAAGCAACATAGGTGTGCTGCACCGCCCCGTCACGGAGCAGCGCAACAAGATCCGGCCTCGCCTTGAGCTTCTCGTAGTCATCTCCGTACCTCGCATGTTCCGCATGGGCAACGGTCTCCATCGCCCTCTCCGCAGCACGTTCGGCCTTACGCTTCATCGATCTCGTTCGAGACCTCTGTCGGCTCGCACACTTGTCAGAACAGAATTTCCCGCCATGAGCAAGCCTCTTGTCGCTGATCTTCCGACTACATCCATCGACCTGACAGATGGCGGTCGTTTTCGGGTTCTTGTTCTTCACGCAGAGAACTCTATCAGCCACGGGCCCCCTCGTCACCATGACCTCGCACTTTACGAAACGTAAAGGTTGCCCCACAAGGGTTTCCAGCCCTTGACACGGGGTACTAGACTGCCAGTACGAAGACAAGCACAGACCAAGCCGGCCCAACCACCCAAGACCCCCAACCACGGACCTCTAACACGGTCCCACAAAACCTTGACCACACTTCTCCAGGCTTACCGGCTGAAATTGGGACCCTCCCTCCCCTCCTTTGCTGTCGGGTCGGGATTTGCATCGGGGGGTCGATGGTCTCGGGCGGGCGGGGTCCCGGTACCCTCGGTGCCCTGGTCTCGGTCCTTGCTATCGGGACCTTCGGTCTCGGTCCTGGCGTATCGGTCTCGGTCTCGGGGTCCTGGTGATATTGACTCAAGGACGGCGCGGTCGTTCGGGTGACATAGGGCGCACGCGTGGCGCGGCGCGTCCTGGTCTCGGGGTCACGCGTGGCGCGGTCCTGGTCTCACGGTCTCGGGGTCCTGGTCTCACGCGGTCCTGGTCTCACGCGTGGCGCGTCCTGGTCCCGCTCGCGTGTAGCGGTCCCGCTACATTCTGCCGATGATCATCGGCCGATTATCCTTGCGCGGTAAGGGGTCCCGAGAATTTGTTGAGAATATGTCAAGAATGACAAGCGGTATAGAATGGTCCCGGTATCATTCTGTTTGTCGGAGCGGGAGCGGTATCGGACACCCCGGTATCGGTCTCGGTGTCGCTCGGGCAATGCTCTTTGATAATCGTATATCGTTCGGGGTCCATTGTTCGCCGCGCCAGAATGGCGCGGCC